ATCTACAGCATCCATATTGTCTCTGGTAGCCTTAGCGTAATACGCCTTTCGCTGGTCCATAAACTCTTTAGGAATCTTGCAGAGTAATAATCCGGCGACCTCAATGTTGTCCTTAAAACGACTATTGGGGTCGATTAACATCTGGAACTTAGGTTGCTCTTCAATCCGAACTGGCTCCCAACCCTCACGCATCTTGGAAGATACGTTTTTGGCGTCACTCTGTCCCATTGAGGCAACACGAACCCAACGATATTCATATCCCGGCTGTTTATCCGGCTCCGGTAATGCCGAAGCAGGTGCCCAAGCCTGTGGACGTTCTACGTTGGTTCGATTTTCAAGTTCGCGTGCAAGTCTGTTTTCTGCCATTTTAGTTCTCCTGTGTTTTCGCAAATTCCCGAGCATATTGCTCAGGGGTTAAACCTAACTTCTTAGCAATCATTAACTGCGATTGCTTAAGCACTATCTTTTTGGAGGATGTGCTGCGAGATGCCGGAGCAACTACTGTGGCAGGTCTATCGGTGCGCGTAACGGGCTTGCCGCCCCCGTTAGTCGTTTTAATCTCATCCCCGAAATTCTCGGGAAATTTGTCGCGTATTGTTTTGTCAATACGCTGATAATACTCGTCAGTCGTCGCATACGCCTGACCATTTTGTGCAACCAAGTCCTCGTGTAGACCTAGAGCCAAACTTGTCATCAGCCTGTCTTTACCGAACCAAGGATTTCGCTCTTGCCACGAACTCGCTTTTGGATCCGGTCTAGGGACTTGCTCTTGGGGACTATTTACAGCAATTTCTTGGTTTTGTAAAGAGGGTTTGTAATCTTTTATTCGTTGGAGTTTGTAATTAACGGCGGCTAGTTGTTCCTGCGCCTCAACTACTTTATCTGAATCCCCGGACTCATACGCCTCTTTATACGCCCGTTTAGCCATCTCCATCTCAAGTTCGGCTGCGCCTTTGGCTGTGTCTATGAAGGATTTCTCCCCATCAGACAGCCTAGACTTAAGACGTTTATTTTCTTCAAGAGCGTTTCTGGCAAAGGCCAAAGCCTCTTCCCGCTCCCTTGAAGCCTCATCTTTAGCCCGACGCTCATCGTGCCAGACCTTTTTCATCTGCTTCAGCCGAGTCTTTACCTTATCGGAATACTCTTCTAACTCGTCTGCCTCTAATTCATCGACAAGTTCCTTGGGAAGTGGTGTCCTACCTCGATCTTCCTCCGGCGTGTCATCTTCAATTTCTATATCAACCTCGGGTTTACCCTTATTTTCTACGGGTTTACCCTGATCTTCACCTTCTATTTCAAATTCAAACTCAGGTTTTCCTTCTGCTTCTTTGGGTAACGGCATGTCTTACTCCTATTTGCGAGAGATGCCACGGGGGTCTTCTACTACACCCTCCACGGAATCGTCGTTGATGATGCGGAATTCACGACCATGAATCTTGAGCCGTGTACCTGCGTGGGGGCGCACGAGAATAAAGTCCCCTTCCCTACACCAAGGCCCTGACGGGAATCTTGCGGCGTCCTTATAGCAATCCGGCCCCATCTTCACGACAAAAAGAACCGTTGTGAGGAGTTCTTCGTGCTGGAGAGTTAAGTCAGATTTAAGGATTCCACTTTCGTACTGCTCGTCTATGTTAGGAATTCCACACAAAATGCGATACCCCGAGGGGTCCGGTAACTGCTTGGCTTTTCGGTCATCTGTATCTGGCAGAGTACTTACTTCACCTTCTTCTGTAGCGATGGCGAGTTCAGTCATCGTCTTTTTCCATCCTTTCTGCTGTTTCTATAAGAATATTGTTTGCGATCAGAAGTCCACGATAGATCCCGCAGCCATATTGGTAGGCTCCAAAATCTTTAGCATTACCTAAAACCGTGTCCTGCTCGATTACTTTCATTTCCTCTCGTATCTTGTCTGAAAGATACTTGAGAAGGTCATTGCTCATTTACTCTCCTTTTTTGAAGGTTGGGGTCTACTACGAAGCCGGAGAAGTTCTTTGTCCCTCTCCAGTTGATTCTTCTCGTCTTCCGCCACGGCTTTGATCATGGATTCAGACTGTTTAAGTTTTAAATTTTCATCCTCTGTAGCAGCTTTTATCATCGCATTAGTCTCAGCAATTTTGAGTTGTGAGTTAATTCGCTGACGCTCGATATCTTGCTGCTGTGCCTTAAGTTTGGCATCGGTCTGATCTTTAAGTGTCTTGCGTTGTAGGTCTTGTCCCTTAAGCTGAAGCTCTTGCATCTGCATCTGAATGATGGGGTCCTGCGCTTGTGCTTGTGCCTGCTGTTGTGCAGCGGCGGCTTGATTTTGTTGGAGCAACTGTTGAGAAGCCTGAGCTACCAGTCGAGAAAGCGCTGCTTCTACATCCTCGGATAATGGCTCGTCTTCATCCTTGTCGTCCATAAGCGGAATCGGCCCTCCAACCTGTTGTTCAATTTGGTTGCGATAGGAGTATCCGTAGTGCTCCATAATGTGCGCTTGTAATGCAGCCATCATTTGCTGGCCCATTGGGTTTTGACCAATCATCTGCGCCGTTACGGGGTCCTGCATAAATGTTTGATGCGTTGTGATATGTGCCTGATGGTCTTGATAAGCAAATGCTTTAAGTGGTTTACCTTTAACTGCGTCCATGTTTTCAGACACGGGGTCACGCGGCTTTTGATCATCTTGCATCGGTACTAATTTTTGAGCATTCTTAATACCCAATACTTCTAACATCTGACGATGCAAATACGGCAGGTCATATAACTGAGGTGCGCCCTGCGCTAACTGCATCACTGCCTGATACTGAACAACCTTCTGCGACATGGTTGCCGCATTGGGGTCACTTACCGGAATGACATATACTTGATCGTAGTCAGACTGCTTAGCCATACGACCGCCTTCTTCCGGCTCGTATGAATACTCTTCTGGGGTGTAATCACGAATAATGACTTTAAGAAGCTGAAACTCCTGCTTCATGGCGTAGTGGATGCGGGCCTGAACGGCTGACATTACTTTTAGCGTGCGCTCTAAGATTGCCAGCGTCGTACCAACAGGAGACTGGGCACTCATGTCGGATACCTTCAGATCCGCTGCACTAGCGAACCTACGACCTTCTTCAACTATGGTGCCCAATAAGGTATACAACACCTGACTTGGCTCCTTATACGGGAGCGTCATAATGTTGTCTTTGATCGTGCCAGAGGCTACATCTACATCTCGGAATTCCGCCGGAGCGATTGGCGTGTCATCACCCTTAACCCGAAGACCTTTAGTTTTGAATCCTCCGGGGAGATTAGAGAGAGTACCCGCGTCAACAAGTTGGCGAATAATAGAAGTACCAGACTTAGCAAAAGCGCCAATGAGATGAATGAGACCAAAAGCATAGAACCCAAATCCCGGGATGTATGAATAATGGACAAAATGATTGCGTTTTTGCTTAGTATCATCATCTGGGTTCCAATTGCGACGTATCGCTAAAACGGTTTGTGTACCTTTTTCGATAGTAACAACGTAAGGCAGAGCAATACCCGTTGGCTCGCCGTCCTCGTCCTTGTCCTCGTAGCCGGGCAGGTCCATGTCCACGTGCATCTCAAGGATCTTGTACCTGTCGTCAGATGAGGCACGAAAGCCCATCTTCTCAGCAATCTTCTTCTCAACCTCGTCGAATGAATCAACCGGATCACCAAGTTCTACATCACGATAAAAGCCTGCTACCTGTAATCTGCGCAGTTCATTTTCTGTCTTACGCATCACATGCGTTACGCGCTCAGATGTTTGGATATTAGACGCTCCATACGGGACTACAACATCCTCGGCGGGAACAAACAATGAGACTTGACGCTCAATGCTTGGGTCGTAGTACACCTTCTTGAACGCATTACCTGAGAGTCCTAAGCCCCACAGCATGCGCTCATGCTCAGGCCGGTATTCCACCATCACATCGGTCAACTGATAGTTCATATCATCTTGAACTCGTTGCGCGGCTTCTTTTTTCTCTGGTGTCTCTTTGCCTATGATCTGAGTCTTAA